TCAGGCCATCTTTTTCATGGCCTCTATGGCAAGCAGTGACTGATCTGCGGCCCGTGTATAGCGCTCAACCTCAGTCAGAGTTTTGTGTCCAAGAATTGCAGCGATCTGGTGAGGTGTGCATCCGGCCTCGGCCAGCTTTCTCCCGGCGGCCTTACGCAAGCCATGCGGACTGCATCCAGCCGGAAGGCCGGATTCCCGACACCAATCGCTGAATGAATTATAGAACCCATTCGCCGAGTAGGGCTTGCCGCGCTCGGCCAATAAGAATGTGGACTGGCCTTCGAATGCCCACACGGCCAACTCCCTTTGCAGGCTGGCATGAATGGGGATCAGGAGCTTCACGTTAGTCTTTTGCTGGGTGACGGAAATCATCCGCTGCCCGGAGATTTCCTTATAATCTGACGGCCCCATTTTCACGATATCGCTGCGCCGTTGGCCCGTATAAAGAAGCAGGGCAAAGGCGAGCCTCTGCTTTGACCCGGAAGGCCAGCGCTCCTCGTAAGCTTTGATCTCGGCATCAGTCCACGAATGGATGCCCTCAGACTCCATGCGGATACGTTTGATCCCAAAGCACGGGTTGCTGTCACGCCATCCTAGATCGATAGCAGTATCCATCAGAGAATTGAGGATCGTCAGAATACGGTTGGCCGTTGTCGGGCTGTCTGAAAATTGGCGCATGATGTAGCGCACGTTGCTGGGGCCATAGTTGCCGCAGCCGCTCGCGAGTAATCTGCCTGCTCAATGCGCTTAATCAGCCGATTGTAAACAGCTTGCGTGCTGGGTTCTTTCGATTTGTAGGCGTATGTGGTCCGCCAGTGGCAGATAAGGTCTGACAGGCTGCCCGGAACCGACGTTCTGATTGGTTGGCTCTCGACGGCTTCTGGTGGAAGACCATTCAACAGGCGCTCATACTCCCTATAGAAATTTTTATCAGTCGGTTCAGGCAACGGAACGCGCTTGCATCCGGGCTTTCTGAGATAGTGTCGAACGCGACCATACCTATCTTTGAAACGATGGACGTACTTCAGCCTGATAACTGTCACGTAAATTGTTCCCACCCGGTCGGGCCGGATGCCTGCACTACCTTCCCCGAACATCGGTCCAGGTAATCGTCCAAATCCTTAAGTAGATAGACAATGCGCCCCGGAGACACTCTGACTGGCGTTATGGAGGGAGCGATATTCACCCTGAAGTTTGTCGGGGAGACGCCGATATACTCGGCAGCCTCCTTGACGTTCATCGTGCGCTTTTGAACAGGCGCAAGCGTCTCACCCATCCACCCCTCCCAACGCATCAATGCTTGCGGGCGGGGCTGGCAGGTGTTGCCAGTGGGTGGGTTGTCTCTTCAAAGGGCCATTCTTTAAGCCGCTCTTGGAAGAGAAGAATTTGCCAATCTCAGCAGACTCCGAGAACAACTCATCCTTGAACCCGGTGAACGAATAACTTTCCCACCCCAAAACTATTTCCTTATTGGCCGGAGCGTCTCAATCGGCCTCCAAGCCGCCACGTCTGCTGCCGCGAGTGCAGCGCGGGCCTCATCTTCATAAGCGCGCCAATTGGCACCCATGCCAGACTGGACATAACTGTCATTGCCGTCTGGATCATTTCCATTGATCCCACACAAAGCCCGTGCAGCCGCCTCAATTCTCGGATCAATCACCAGCCGGCATCCTCTTCATCGTCGGGTTCAGGTAGCTGCTCAATCAATTTCGCCTCTTTCCGCATGTTGTCACTGAGAGTCATGCAGCACTCAACCACATCCTCAGTTTCCTCAATGCCGTCGAGAAAGCGGATGGATTGCCCGATAGTGAGGGGGAGGGTGATTTCATACCGGCCATAATAATTAATGGCGTTGCCTGCGATCACAGCATCCCCAGCTTCAATAGCAGCCCGCGCCAACATTTCGGCATCAGGCGCATGAACCATGCTTCGTCATGGCTTCACGGATGGCTTTTGCAGCCGCCTCAATTCTTGGGTCAGTCATTGTTTTGCTCCCTGATTACAAACCTCACATGCCACTGCCTCCGGCCATGCGAAGTCGTCGTATGGGTAGAGGGGGGCTAGCGACTGCGCGACGTGCTGTCCCTGCTCTGTAGCGACGAAATAAACGAGGCCATTGTCTACGTCAGTCGGTCCGCGCTTCGTCATAAGGCCCGTACGGACAAGCTCATTCAGGCTTTCGCTCAGCGCTTCACCGTAGAAGTGCGACCTATAGCCTGTCTTTTCCGGTCGCTCACGGGTGCAACCGCAAGCGTGTAGAAGTTCTTTAAGGGCCTTCCGGGATATGTCGTTTACGAACGAGGGCGGCGCTGGAAGCATAATATCAGCGGCCTTATTCCGGCGCACAATGATATCAGAAAAGGATGCATCATCTCTGCAATCCGATATCTGCAAATACACCGCATACCGCGCTTTCCCTGCCGATGGTGCGTATTCGATGCCTGTAGCATTGTCGCGGCTGGGTATTGTTACAGTCCATGCCTTGCGGTTTCTGGTCATGCTGCGCACACTCCATGGCTTGCTGGACGCCAGTGCTCCAGGCCTTTCCACAAGGCGTTGATGGCTGTTGGGTGGCCGGAGCGCATTGGCTCGCTATTACGGTTGAGTTTTTCTGGTAATGCGGGCGGGGCAGGAGGGACTGGCAGGCATGTGGCCGGTGCGCTGACAAGATTGACCTTAATCCCTTGTCTATTAAGAAACTTCCTTATGCTATCCCTATGGATAGAGACTTTTTTTGAGATTTCAGGGCATGTTCTCCCCTGAGCGTGCATTCTGAGAATTTCGGTTTTTTTAAGCTGTAGCTGGCTCATGACTGCCCCGTTTTTTGACGGGGCAGATTGCTCTGCCCCTGCTTATGGTTACTCTGGTGTGCCGATCATCGTTGGCAGTTCAGTGTTGGATGCGGTTGTTGCCAGGGCCTCTTTGAATGCATTTTCAAAGATTTTGCGTGGGTCAGAACGGATGAGCGCCCAGGTGATAGACGGGCCGCGCACGCGGTAACGCAGCTTGACAGGCATCTGATACAAAGGGCCATTCTGAAATACCGGCACAGCCACGAGGAACATGGTCGGCACGATGATAGGTGCCCCATTTTCATCAAGGTTTTCAGTTTTGAACGCGACCTGCACCTCCCCACTGGAGAGGTTTTTTGCAGAGGTTGTCGAGGCGTTCTGATTGACTTTCAGGCCGCGTGATAGCTCCATGATCCGCTGCGGTGTGCCCATGCTCCCGCCAAGTATGGCGATGCGCTTACGCAGCGCCTTTGTGCTTTCTGGCTCATCAGCCTGTTCCGGGCCAAGAGGTTCCAGCACATCGTCAATCCGGTCCTCCAGAAATTCGGCAAAGGTCGCGTGGTCCAGATAGCCAGCGCTATCTGCCTTTGCCCATGCTTTCCATTCTTCGGACAAAGGAAACTGGTACAGGCTGCGGTGCTGACCAAAATGCGTTCCCTCAAACTCGTTATCACCCTGCTCGTGGTAATCCAGAACGCATGTCAGCGAGGGGTTTTCCAGATTGTCGGACGCGAAAATGACAGAGTTTGCGCCTTTGAAACGGTTTACGTGCAGGCAGAAACTGTCCAGATCCGAAAATTTTGCAGTGCCTGTGCGACGCTCTGGCTGGGTCCGGTATTCTTCGGTCAGATGCTTAATGCTGACGGCTTTTTTGCCTTCAGGCAGGATCAGAAAGGAACGTTCCTTATCATTGGCATCCTTGAATGATACCTCTTCTGAGCCTGCTTCATTTGTCATAATTTCCCGTACGACCTGACAATCAGAGATTGGGTCAGTAGATTCAGCAAGAGCTGCACCAGTATTTACATTATATTTTGCGCACATTTATATTTTTCCCAGTCTGTTGGATTTAAACGTTACGAATTTCGCGCGGCCCTTCAGAGACGGTCCGTAATTCCAGCTCACGCTGTTTGGGGTTGCGGCGGCTGAGGTTATTTTCTGGCGTTGCCCAGAAAACGGAGTGTGCACGGGCCGCTTTGGGGGCTTTGGTGCTGTAGTCCGTTGTGAGCGTCATCACGCCGCCATCAAGTTTGAAGTCGATCTTGACGGTCATGTTGCCTTTGGCGCGGCCATTGGCGGAAACTGCTGCATTGTGCAGATCCCCGATCAGGTCACGCAGGGCATCGCTGAGGTCTGCGTTAAACTGACCATCCTCACATTCCGCGATAATTTGCGAAAACTGTCGCATGGTTGTGGGGTCATGAGGTTTTTGTTGATCGTCCACGGATGTATGCTCCTGTCAGCGTGGATAGAAATTTTCTGAAAGCCGCCTGCGCCACACATCGGGCAAGGACGGCCAGTGGCAGCCCCATAGGCTACTCTGATGCGATAGGGGGCATGAGGCGCTGGGCAAATCTGCTCAGGTCAACCACATCTGTAGTGCGGTGATGGCCTGCCGGAAGAATATCCACCATGGCTGCCGGGACGCTCCGCTGAGTGCCATCCGGAAGGCTCAGGCGGTAAGAGAGCGGGTGGCCGCACAGAGTGCGCAGGCGCTCAAGCTGACAGACTTTCGGGCTAGCAAAATCAGCATCCTGCCCGGTTACATCATACACTGTGGCCAGATGCGTGCAGGCCCATGACTGGATGCCATAAGAGCTGGCCGGTAAGGCCTGCGGGGCTGTGGCCGGTGCGGCGTGAAAGATGCGAACAATCTTGCGGAGAGAAGTCATGCGCATTTTTCGGTTCCCTTCGGATTATTGATGACTTCAGAGAGGATGTATTTTTGCTGCTGCAAGAAATTGGCCTCACGGCGCGTGCTTTGCTCCAGCCGTTTCCATGCTGCTGCCCCTTCAGGATTTCCTGAAAGCCTGCATTTTTCCGCTTTGAGTGCCTGTTTTTGCGCATGCCGGAGAAGGGCCTGGGCTGAGAGGCTAAAATTCCTCATGCGTTTGGCCGTCGGCAGATTAGGGATGATTGCATGACAATCCATCACACCTGCACCTCAAACTTCAGCGTGCCTACTGGCAGGGGCTGGCCGGGACAATTGTTAGCATGGGTCCGGATGATGCGTAGATCATTGATGATCTCATCCTCTGGCGCGGTCAGCATGGCTTCCAGATCAAGCGGGCGATCATGGAAATGGCACTGCTGCATGACATCAAGAGCGAGTTTGCGGACTTCCTCTGATATTCCCGCATCTCCTGATTCATTAAAATCTGCGACGCGCTGAGCAATCTGCCGGATTTTTTCCATATCCGTCTGACGGTCCCTGATGGGGGCTTGCAGAGGTTGCGGCACCGGCATTTGCTGGCGGATATCAAACGATGCAGACAGAGCACGGTGCTTGAGCCAGTCTGATACTGATGATGCGCTCCATGTGCCTGTAGGCTCACCCTCTGAAATATTCGGGAAATTCAGAAGCAGCCATGTGTGGTTGTCACCAAACAAGCCACTGATGATGTGGCGTTGTGTGATTTCATGCTCACTCAGGACGCGGGTGCGGCCTTGAGCATCCACAAAGTGATATTTTTTTGCTGTGATGCCGACGGGCCGAATAGGGCAGCCAGGCGGGCAGGCATGGCGCGCGCCGGGCTGCATGTGCTGCTGGACGGTCATGCTGCCACCTGCGCGGGCTTACGCTTGAATGCCATATTGGTCGCAAAATGGAGGCGAGTGCCATAGTCCATATGGCCGGTTGTGCAGTTTAGATTGCGGCGGAGTGTGCCGAGATCTTCCAGCACTAGAGCGAGATCCGTTTCACGGTCTGCCATGGCCTCAAGGTCCAGCGTGCACGTGCGTGCGTGGCAGTTGCGCAGGAGTTTGTTTGTCAGATCGTGTGTTTTGTTCCGTCCGATCAGGTCATCAGCGGGGCGAAGGTCAACAACGCGGCGGATGATCCGCAGGATGGCCTTGGCCTCCTGCGGTGTAATGGGGTTGCCAGCGTTTTTGCTGGCTTGTGTGGTCGGCATGGAATTTCTCCATCACGGGTGGTGATGGGAGCAATGTGCATTTCAGGCACATTCTTTGTCAATCCAAAATGTGGTTGTCATGCACAAAAAAATTAAAACATGTTCGATTTCAGCAGCATAGGCATGCGTTTTGTTGTGCCGCATGCACATCGCTCTTGAATGTTCTCATAATGTTCTCCATTGTGAGTGCATGAGAACTGTGAGAGCAAACGATTCCGTGGCAGCACTAGAGAGCGTTGGGCTTGATACGGTTCCCTATGAGCGCAATAAGGCCAGCTCGCTCACTCTCGCTCATAGCGCGCCAAATCTGGAGGAGAAGGCGCTCATCCTCGCTATGCGCGATGTTCTCAGGCGATTGAATAGACGAAACCGGGCTTTTTCCGCGAAGGTAATCCACGGAAACATCGTAGAAATCAGCTAAAGCTTCAATACTTTCCCAACTTACCCCGGCTTTATCGTTCTCCAATTTCGACAAGTGAGAACGGTCCACGTTTGTTTCTGCGTAGACTTCTGTCTGGTTGAGATTTCTCTCTCTACGGAGACGTCTGAGTCGGCTGCCCATTGTTTCATTCATGTGGGGCAGAATGGCACTCTTGGTCATTCCGTGTGTGGCTTCCATGCACATTTCACTTGACCAAACATGTGAATATCATGCACATTTCGGGCATGGACATGAAAGAAATCATCAAGGTTGCTGGCGGCTGTGCAAAGCTTGCGAATGTTTGCGGGTTGAAATCACATACGACGCCGCTGCGGTGGAAGGTCGTTCGTCAAGCATGCCAAGACCATTGAGACTGCTTTAGGGATTCCTAAGCATAAAATGCGTCCTGACGTGTATGATGCTCCGGAAGCAAAATCTGCGGCATGATCGTGTCTCATGAGACAAACCATGCCGCTTGTGCTTTTGACTGTCAGCCGAACTCAGTCCGCCTGCCTTTCTTGCAGGAAAAGCGCTGCAATGCTGGGTTCCGCTTTGTCCGCGCCGATGCGCCACGCGGCGTTGATCCTGTCAATTTTAAACCGCTGCGGCTTCGTTTTTCCTTCTGCGATTCCGTCGATAAACAGCAGCGTCTTTTCCCGCAGTTTGCCGCGGCTTCGCTCCGTGTAGCCAAACGCTGTAGGTTGGATGGTTACGCGCCGGAAGTTGGGTGTGCGGAACATGTATTCAATTTCCAGACCCGGCATGCTGACGGGGTGCAGGATAGCCCTCTGGTCATCACAAACTGTGGTGGCTGGGGCGTCACGCAATGTGGCCAGCAGGTCTTTGACCTCGGTATCAGCACTATCGGTGTCGGCCAGATGGCATTCCACGATTCTGTCTGCCCGGAAAAGGCGGTCAGCTTTGCGCATCTCGCAATAGGCATCCAGTTGGTAGGCTACGACCTCACCATCCGGGGTGGCTGCTACCGTGTAGGACAGCACTTCTATTATGCGGCTGGTTATCGCGCCTTTGGCATCTGCGTATCCTATGCCCAGACGACAATACATGTTGCTACGGCCTCCTTCGACCGGGGTCAGATCGTCTTCAGCAAAGCCGCCAGTGTATCGGCCTTCTGGAATGGATGGTCTGGATGTATTTGGCGCTTTTCTTGCCGGTTTTGCTTTTCCCTCGGCGTGAGATGTCAGGATTGCAGCGACGACAATATAGCTGATGATCCCGAGTATCCCGCCGATAATGATGGCTGTCGTCAGGCAGTAATTTTCAGGCACTCCAGCTTTTACAGCTACGAGATAGGCCATGAATATCCATGCGCCTACGATAATCAGAAACGTCATTTCCAAATTCTCACGGTGGTTAGGTCTTGCAACCCCATCGTGAGATGCGCGGGCCAGTCTGGCAACAGACTGGCCCGTTTGCCGCGTATGCAAACAACACGGATGCAATCATGAAAAAATCTACCTCCATGCCTAAAATGACTCAGGGTGAAGGCATTTCCTCTGATTGCATCCGTGAGCAGATGCTTATCCAAACACGCCAGTGGTGTCTGGATCGTGTACGGTTCAAGGCATCCTATACAGATGATGAACTCAAAGCATCTGTTGAATCTGCCAAAATACTGGAAGCGTATTTACTTTCCGGCAGAGGCAGCGGCAGCCAGAAGCAGTCCGTTATCAACTACAGCGGCAGCCTCTTTGAGAAGATCAAGGGTATATTGTCTGCCCCCCATAATATACCTTCCGTCTGTTTTCCCTTCTGCCGTAGCAATAGTAAATGCTGCCTGCCAGATAAGGCCTTCACGCGTAAGTGGTGGATTTCCAGACATAAAGAATCGTCCTTTTGTTGTTGTGGAAAACACAAAGTGGACGATGTGGGCGGCTGCGGCAACGTGGCCGCCCTGCATGGGATGGAGCTATGACTGCCCCTTATTCCCACCGGTTTGTGCCCGGCCTGAAAACGGCCACCAAGCAGGCGGTTGAGCATGTGGGCGGCATTGATGCCGCTGCCACCGTCAGCCGTGTGGGGCGCACCCAGTTTTCCGACTATTCCAACCGTCAGCGGGACGGGATGGTACCGGTGGATGTTGCGCTCGACCTAGACCACTGCGCGGAAAAGCCACTGATTCTGGCCGCCATGGCGCAGGCGCTGGGCTATGTGATTATCCCCCAGCATATTGGGGCCGGGGATTTTGGGAATGACATGAGCGAGTTTGCCTTGTCATCCGGCGATATCCTCAGCACGGCGATGCGCATCCTTGATGATCACCGGATTGATCCGCCTGAGGCTGATGAGATTGCCCCCAAACTTTCCCGCGCCATCCATGTGCTGCAACGCGCTGCTGGCATTGTGCATGAGGTGCAAAAGAGCGGCCAGAGCTACGTGGTCAGCGATAAAGGGGCAGGGGCATGACAATACCCGCTCTCACTACCTTTGACCGTTCCGGGGTGACGCCGCTGCGTGTCCTCCGCTGCATGGCGCCAGATCTGCGCGGTGTGGTGGTCAATCTGCATGATGCGCTCAAGGAGATGCGGAGCAGTGTGTTCCGCGCCGGGGGCCTTGTGCTGACGGATGAGCAGATTGCCCGGCAGGCCAGTCTTGGGCTGGATGATCTGGCCCGTACGCTGCCCACCATTCTTGAAGCCGGGTTTATGGCGCGGGATGATGCAGGCGCGCTCTACAGCCCGCATCTGTATGACAAGGCTCTGCGGCGCGAGGAGCGTGCCCAGCGGAAGGCGCAGGCTGACCAGCGCTGGGAGCAGGCGCAGGCGGATGGCGCTGAGGATGCAGGCCTGACCCGCAAGCAAATTACGGCGCGTGAGAACGGGAAGCGGGGTGGGCGTCCCCGCAAAAACCCTGTGGCGGCTGATACGGACCAGCGTTCAATACCCCTGCTTTCCGTGGTGCCTGCCGGGCAGGATAAAAACCCAAACAGAAAACCCAACGCTGTTTCGGTTTCCAGTTCGGTTTCTTCGGTTTCCATAGATCTAGAATCAGAGAGAGAAATAAATATTCCTTCTTGTTCTATTTCTGGGGAACCGACGGAAACCGAAACCCAACCGGCGGACGCTGCCCAGGTGCAGCAACTTGCCGCCCGCATGCTTGCGGCCTCGGGGCTTGGTGGAGATCAGGCCGGGTTTGCAGTCTCTTTTGCTCGGGGATGGATTAAGGACGGGATATCCGCCGACCTCATCGTTTCCGCCATTGTCGCACACAGGCGGAAAATGGATGACAACCGGGAGACACCCCGCACCATGGGCGTGTTCAAGGCCCCTGTGCAGCGCGCCATAAGTGGGGAGGAGGTTGTGCAGATGGTTGCTGAGGTGGCTCCTGATGCTCCTCCTGCGCCAGACTGGAAGCGGCGGGCTGATGAGGCATGGTTGCGCCAATGCTCTGTGTTTGGTGCGGCTGTGCGGGACGATGGAAATTACACCCGCGTGCAGCGTGAGTGGCCGGAGATTGCGGCCCGTAATGGCCTGCCACCGTGCGAGCGTGACCGTACTGCCTACGAGGCGCACTTTCGTGGTGCCGCATGAAAAAGCCCTGTCATCTTGCGCTGATTGCGCAGAACCAGCGCTGCACGGCCTGCAATGGCTCAGGCATACGTATTGGCACATGGACTGGTGGGGATCTGTTCAACCGCATTACCGTGCCAGCCTATGGGCTGTGCCTGACGTGTGACGGCAAAAAGGTTGTACCGCGCAGATGTGTATCCAGTGAGGGCGAGCAGCCGAATGTTTAACGGTTTCCTTCAGGCGGCAAAGGGCCGCATTGACCAGAAATTTTCAGAAATGCGGAAACGGCGCGCCAATCAGGAACTGGAAGCCAGTATGGCGCGCCGCCGGGAAGCATCACGCGGCCAGCCCCGTGACGTTTATGGACGCTACACGCAGGCAGATAAGGCAGCACCATGCAGAAAGTGATGGATCCGACACCAGAGCGGCTGGCCAAAGGCGATATTGCGGAGACAGATATCGAGATCCGTAAGAATGTTTTTGTGCCGTGCCTGCGGTCTTCCGGCGCGCTTTATACGTTGCGCAAGTCTGGCGCCATTCAGGATTGCCATGTTGCGGCGGCTGAGATGTGGGCGCGGGATTATGAGACGGGAATCCTCGGAGCGCGTGATCCACAGGCCGGGAAATCTGGCGGAAAGTCAGACCCGGAACTTTCCCTTATTTCTCGCGCGGCTGCTGTTACGCGCTGTGAATCTGTGCGGCGGTCTCTGGGAGAGGTCAGCGGGCGGTTTTTGCGGTTGATGATGATTGAGGGGATGTCTGTTAATCAGATGCAGACGGAACTGCGGAAAGACAGGTCAAAAATTGCGGGAGCCATTGAACTACTGCTGGAACAGTTAGTTGAGCTTTATGATGAGATGCCGGGAAAATTGATGGCTCCCAGATAATAAATTGTGATAGGTGCGATTATCGGAAATATTATTTATAAGGGATTCTTTAAGAATGAAGAACGGATACATGGAGTCAGGGTTTGAGGTTGGTGATTTAGTTCAAATCGGAACTGAAAACAGAGATGTCTTCTCTATTAACAATGATGGAGAAAATGCTCATATAATTGAAATTTGTCAGTGTAGCTTAGAAGATATTGGTCGCGGCAAGCTCCTGTAAAAATTAAGACTATTTCTGGCAATGAAGACTTCGGATTTTTTGAGGAATTAAAGCTTATAGAAGCAGAATATTTTATAATAAATACAAAAGAAGAATTAGCAATTCCAAAATATTTAAGTAGTGAACCAAAAAACATATATGATATCGCAAATGAATATTATTTAGGATGTGTAGGGCCTTCTCTTCAAAAAAGACGCAGAAATATTAGGATATTGCTGCGGTCTCTTGAAATAAAAGGCATCGCAGAATTTGATGGCACTGCAAATGGCTGGAAGTTGGCAGCTCAGAATTAAATTAACCTGATAACAAAAAACTTGCTTGCCGCAAGATGATAGGGTAAGTTGCCAAGATCAGAAGTCGTGTATCCGCAAGGGTCACGGCTTTTTTTGTATCTCCTGAAAAGTGATGACGCATGGCCGATCATGTGCAGCCTGTCTGCCGTGGGGATGTTGTGCTGCGCAAAAATCGTGCCTGGCTGATTGTGTCGGTGGGCCGGAAATCGTGCGACGCTGTGCCTATTATTGGCGCGACGCTGCCCCGGTACCGATCGGATGTTGCTGTGTCTGGTCTTTGCGTGGCGGGAGACATTGCCCGCTGTCGTTCGATTGCGTCTTTTCCTTTGCGCCAGCTATGCCGCGTGCAGAGGGTTGCAGGCTGCATTCTGGTGGATGTTGATGGTGCGTTGGCGCGTGAGCGGCAGGCTGTCCAGACGGAAAAATTTCCGGCAGGAATGCTTCGGAGCGTGCTCGGTCATGGCCCGCGCATTGGGAGCAAGGGACGCAAAAAGGGCGGTGCTCCGTCTGATTAAACCCGCAAGAATAACCCTGAGTTATCACGCATCCCCTGTATGGGGATGCGCAAGATAACCCGCAGACGCCCCATAAAACCCGCAAGATAATTGATGTTATCACGCGGATTTTGCAGGGGGAAAAGTAGCCACAAATCTAGGCATTTCAAATGGTTAGTGGAGATACTGCCGGAATGGCGGTTCAGACCGCGCAAAAAGGTAGCCCATCTCCTGCTGACAAAATGCTCATCAGAGCGTGGCTGCATAGCAAGTCTGACAATACACGTCGCGCCTATGAGCGCGTTGCGCTGGCGCTCCTCGCTCATGCGGGAAAACCTCTGGCGGACGTGACTTTGCCAGACTTGCAAAACTGGTCGGACAGTCTGGGAGGCGCAGCCTCATCACGCCGCATGGCGATGGCCGCCGTCAAATCTCTTATCGCGTTCGGCGCGGAGACGGAGATGTTGACGCGCAACGTAGGGCAGGCCCTCAGACTGGACCGGGAGCGTGACAGCCTGCACGAGCGCATTTTGTCGCAAGAGCAGGTTGCCACGCTCATTGACATGGAAAAATGCCCGCGCCGCCGCGCACTGTTGCGGCTTCTCTACGTGATGGGCCTGCGCATTTCCGAGGCATGCCGCCTGACATGGCGGGACGTGACGCGCAGGCAGCAAGGCGGCGTGGCCTCAGTTTTTGGCAAGGGCAACAAGACAAGGCCGGTGGAGATCCCGGCCAAACTCTACAAAGAGCTTGTGGCGCTGCGCGTTGACACTGAGCCAAAGGCTCCGCTTGTCCCCGGCCACAATGGCGGCCCGCTCTCGCACGATGCGGCTCATCGCATCGTCAAGCGGGCCGGTAAGCGTGCCGGATTGCCATCGTCGTTTTCGGCGCACTGGCTCCGGCACGCTCATGTTTCGCACTCGCTGGATCGCGGGGCGCATGTTCACGCAGTCCAGCGGTCTGTGGGGCATGCGTCTCTCGCCACGACAACACGGTACGCTCATGTGCAGGACGGTGACGGCTCCGGAAAATTTCTGGACTGACCGGCTTTGCGTTCATGGCGGCATTTTTCAGGAGATGTTCATTGGCTCGCAAAGAATTCCGACCGCGCCGTAAGCAGTATGAGGAAGAAAATCCCATGTTTGCGTTCTATATGCAGACCGCTCGCCAATATTCCCGGCAGGGAGAAATTGCGCTGCAGCTTGGCGTAAAACTTTGGGCGCAGGAACGCGCGCGGCACTTTTACATCAAGGCGTCTGAATGCCTGCATGGCGTCAGGATTCCGGTGTTGATGCCCGCATGAGCATTCCTGACGGATACATGATGGACGCTCAGGGGCGGCTTGTCCCTCGTGAGAATGTCAAACCGCAAGACCTGCTGGAAGATGAGCTGGTCCGCAGCCTGCATGCCAAGGCCGGTGTGATCGCGCAGGACCTTTCCACCTTCAAGAAAGAAGGATTCAGTGAGGTCGCGGCGCTGCAAGAGCTTCTGCACGAAAAATATCAGGCCCGAGTTGGTGGTGCGAAAGGCAATACCACTCTGAGCAGTTATGACGGGCATTTGCGCGTGTCCGTGTGCATGGGCGAAAATATCTCGTTTGGCCCGGAATTGCAGGTTGCCAAGAGCCTGCTGGATGAGGTGTTTGAGCGCTGGACTGACGGCGCGAACGCGAACCTTAAAACTATCGTGATGGATGCGTTTGACGTCGGGAAAGAAGGCAAGCTTTCCGCCACGAAAATTCTTGGCCTGCGGCGGCATAATGTCTCAGATCCTGAATGGAAACGGGCCATGGACGCTATTGCAGACAGCATCCGCATCGACAGCACAAAGGCTTATCTCCGCCTGCATGTGCGAGAGACGCCGGCACAGTCCTGGCAGATGCTTCCGTTGGATCTGGCGAAGGCATGACAGCGCTGATGAATTTGCGCGGCTTGCAGCGAGCAGAACTGTATCTCCCGATGTGGTGATGTTCATTGTTGAGGAGCGGCGCAAAGGTCTGCCGTTGCGTGAGATTGGCTGTAGGTCAGGCTTATGCATGGAGGGCGTTCGGCAGGTTCTGCGGCGCTATGCCGAGGCACGGGCTGAACATTCTGACGATGAAGAGTCAGTGCGTGATGACTTCGAACCGATGTGCGCCGGGCATCCTGTGTCTATGGATGCCATCTGGCACGGGCTTGAGCGGTGGAGGGGGGGGCGGTAAGATAATGAATGAGTATTGGTTGAGCGCTCTTTGCCTATTCTCATATCTTGTTTGTTGTTTTTTTGTAGATTACATCAGGTGGGAAATAACTTTCCCTGAATTTCTGGTCTGTGTTTTAGGATCATTTTTTGTATCTGTAGTCTGGCCACTCTCATTGTTGATGGCCGTCTTTCGGGTTATTAAAGGCTCAAGGCTATGGACGTCCAATTAGACATATCGAAAGCCAGCGCCTCGCTGTCTGACCTGCAAAAGCAGATCCCGTTCATGGCAGCTTCGGCTGTCAATGATATAGCGTTTCAGGTTCAGCGTGCTGAGAATGAGGCGATGGGCGATATCTTCCACAACCCGCGTCCGTTTACGCAGCGCGCGACGCAGGTGGAGAAGGCCACAAAGGGTAACCCACAGGCGGTTGTGTCATTGAGGCCAGATCAAGCGCGATACCTTGATCCGTATGAGGATGGTGGCGAGCATGCCACGGCTGGGAACAACACCAGTCTTCTGGTCCCGGTTGAGGCAAAGACTGACCAGTATGGGCAGATGACCAAGGGGGCCATTGCTCGCTTGGTCTCGCGGGCAGATACGTTTGTCGGCGTTGGCCCTAAGGGCGTCATGGGCATTTGGCAGCGGATCAAACCTGCAAGTGTCGGACGAAAAGGAAAACGCAATGGTATTCGACAGGCAAGACCAGCTCTTAAGCTGCTTGTAAGGTTCGCCCCCAACCAACAGGTGCATAAGCGTCTGGGCTTCAAGGATCGCGCTGTCCGCATTGTTCAGGCTGATGGGGGCGCAGCTGTCGCCAAGGCCGTTCAGCGCGTATTGGCGACAGCTTTCCGTTGATATGCGTTCAGAGCATGGACTCTAGGGTAGTTATGCGATTTCCACCCCCCCTATCTTGGGTCCTTCCTGGCCCTCCTGTATCGCGGGGATTGCGCCAGCCCGTTTGATCCCTAGCTAAGGCCAAAATTTTGGGTTGCAGTTGCAGGTTGCAGTTTTGCCATGAGTAGCGAGACAATCAGCCAAAGCGAAGCTGCGCGCCGCGCTGGCGTGAGCCGTGCGGCAATCCAGAAAAATCTTTTGTCCGGCCGCATTGTTGCCAATGGTAAGCGTGTCGATCTGGCGTCATTCAACGAATGGCTGGCAGTCAGAAAATCCATACAGGGAGGGGTGCAACCTGCCGAACAGGTTGCAGGTGCAGCGGTGCAGGTTCCGCTTGCCTCGCCAGACAGCGCGCGGCCGTCCTGTGACGGGCTTTTGCCCATGGCGCTAGCCCTGCAAGTCGAGCAGAACGCTAAGGCGAACCTTAAGCAACTGGAGTTTGACCAGAAATCAGGTGCGGTTGTGGAGGTCAGCGTGGTGGTCGCAACCGTGGGGAAAGAGTATGCCGCCGTGCGCCGCAAACTCCTCGCTCTGCCCGCCGAACACGCCCCATCGATCCATCGCTGCAAAACCGTTGCGGACGTGCAGGAGAGACTGCGGGTTCTGATTACCCGCGCCCTGGAAGAACTGACAGCAGATGGAGATAGCAACTCAGGGACTGCGGTATCTTAAGGGATACGAGCATTTTCTCAACGAACTGACGCGCCAGAAGCAGGCAAACCTCAAGCCGCCGCCTAAACTGACACTTAGCGAGTGGGCCGAGAAGTACGCCGTCCTATCGGCAGAGACGAGTGCGCAGACCGGTAAATTTGAGGCTTTCCCGTATCAGATCGGGATAATGGATGCGTTCACGGACCCGTCCGTGGAGAAGATCTCGGTCATGAAATCAGCCCGCGTGGGCTACACCAAGATCCTTGACCACGCCATTGGCTACTATCTGCATCAGGACCCATCGCCCATTCTCATGGTGCAGCCACGTGAGGGCGACGCCGAGGGTTACAGTAAATCGGAAATTGCGCCCATGCTGCGCGATACACCGGTGCTGGCCGCTTTAACAGGAGATCCAAAGAGCAAGAGCAGCGAAAATACGTTGCTCAAAAAGACCCTGCTAAACGGCTCTTCCCTGACCATGGTGGGTGCCAATAGTCCAGGTGGCTTCCGCCGTATCACAGTCCGTATCGTGCTGTTTGATGAGGTGGACGGTTATCCCGTGGGTGGTGCCGGTTCTGAGGGTGACCAGATTGCATTGGGCTCTAAGCGTGCGGAAACATTCTGGAACCGCCTGATTGCCATGGGGTCAACCCCCACAGTGGCAGGCATCAGCCGCATCGAGCGCGCATTCGATCAGGGCGACGGGCGGCACTACCACGTTCCGTGCCCGCATTGCGACGAGTATCAGGTTTTAGAGTGGGGAGGCCCTGACACCCCGCATGGCATCAAGTGGGATAAGGACGAGCAGGGCAACCATCTGCCGGAAACAGCACGCTACGCCTGCAAGCACTGCGGCTGCCTCATTGATGAGGCAGAAAAGCCGGACATGATCGCCAAAGGCAAGTGGATCGGCATGCGCCCGTTCAAAGGTCATGCGTCGTTCCACATCTGGGCTGGATACTCGCTTTTCCCAAATGCGGCCTGGTCGCGTCTGGTCGCAGAATGGCTTGATGTTAAAGATAAGCCGCTGGAACGCCAGACCTTTATCAATACGGCTCTGGGGCTGCCCTACGAAGACCGGGGCGACGGTGCTCTAAACGAGCGCACACTGGCCGCCCGCGTTGAGGTCTGGGAAGGCGAGGTTCCCGAGGGCGTGGCCGTCCTGACAGCGGGTGTCGATACACAGGATGACCGGCTTGAAGTCGAGATTGTGGGATGGGGCCGCAACGAGGAACGCTGGTCAATAGCCTATATCGTCATTGATGGTGACCCTGAGCAACCAGAGGTTTGGGACCAGTTGGACGCTCTGCTCAAACGCGAATGGTACCGTGCCGATGGCCGGCCCTACAAGCTCATGGCGGCCTGTATTGATTCCGGCGGCCACCATACACAGCGCGTCTATGACTTCTGTCGGGCGCGTCTTGGCCGCCGCATCTGGGCGATCAAGGGGGAGTCTGCCAGAGGGGGCCAACGCTCTCCTGTCTGGCCGACCAAAAAACCGAGCGCCCGTAACAAGGCGGCATTTCGCCCTATCATCATCGGGGTCAATGCAGCAAAGGACGTGATCCGCGCTCGGCTGCATCTCAAGCAGCCTGATCCCGGACAGCCCAGCGCGGGTTACATGCACTACCCGGCGGACAGGGATATCAACTTTTTTGCGCAGCTTGTGGCAGAGAGATCCGTCAAAAAGCATGAGCGGGGGCAGATATTCCGCGTCTGGGAACTTATGCCAGGGCGACGGAATGAAGCACTGGATCTGGCCGTTTATAGCTACGCAGCCCTTTGCGGCCTGACCTACATGGGCCTGCGCCTCAACCGTAAGGCGGACGCCATAGCGCAAGAAACCACGCAGCATCCACCCCCACCAGAACCGGTGACGGAAGATGCCAGCATCGTGTCAGGTGAGTCTGTCCAGTCTCTGACTGAGACAGATGCAGCAGCCAAACAGAAACGCAGAACAAATCTGGCAAAACGCTTTTCACGCTTGCCAGGGTAAGGAGTGACCATGTCCGGATTTTTCGGCAGGCTGCCGCAGGCCCGTTACAACCCGAACACCAGCCTGTTTGCGGGCATGAGCCGGGATCAGGGGCAGGCTTACCTGGCCTCATGCCAGCAGGCCTATATCGAGTTGCAGAGCGGGGCAAAAGTCGCGTCAGTCAGTTATGCGCAGGGCGACGGCAACCGTACCGTCACCTATACGCAGGCCAATGCCACCGGCCTTGCCGCCCTCATCAAGCAGTTGCAGCAGCAGTTGGGTATGCCGGGCGTACGCCGTAAAGCCCTGCGTCCGGTATTCTGATGGCCAAAAAACAGAAAAAATCCCGGCAGGCAAAAGACTTTGCCCAGTCCATGGGGCGACGTGCCAGCGCTCTGAATGGTGGCTGGCAAGGCGTTCCGTATGATGCGGCAGATATCTACGGTCAGCACACGCAAAGCTGGATGCCGCCTCTCTGGTCCGCCGATACGGAGCGCGGCCCATTTCGCAACAGGGTTGTCAGCCGGGCGCGGGATCTGGTGCGTAATGATGGCTGGGCAGCGGGCACAGTCACGCGCGTGCAGGACAATGCCATCGGCATTACCCTGCGGCCAATCAGCAAGCCGGACTATCGCGCCTTGCGCACATGAGCGGAAACTCCGCGTTTGATGCGACATGGGCGCGGGAGTTTAGCCAGGCTGTCGATGCACTCTGGCGGTCATGGGCGGATGATCCTCTCCATTTTAACGATGGAGAGCGCATGCTGACATTCGGCCAGCAGATGCACCTTGCATTCCGTCATCTCATTGTGGACGGGGATGCGTTGGGCGTTCTGCCGTGGCTGGAGGACCGGGTCTGCCGGGGCGGCGCACGATACGCGACGGCCCTGCAACTTGTGGACCCGGACCGTCTGAGTAACCCTCAGATGCAGATGGACTTGCAGAGCATTCGCAACGGTGTCGAGATTGACGCCCTCGGCGTGCCCATCGCCTACCACATCCGGCAGGCGCATGAGGCAGACTGGTATTCCGCTGCAAAATCCGTCCAGTGGGACCGGATCGAGCGGGAAACAAGCTGGGGCAGGCCCAGAGTGGTGCATATGTTTGAGCATCATCGCGCCAGCCAGCATACAGGGGCAACCGGAATCCTGACCCCGGTCATGCAGCGCCTTAAAATGCTGATAAAATACGATGGGTCAGAACTTGATGCTGCCATCATTAATGCGATTTTTGCTGGTTATATCGAGAGCCCTTATGATCCCGATATGGTGGCCGAGGCGCTGGAAGGCGGTGATGAGTCATTCGGCGTCTATCAGGATGGCCGTATCGCATTCCACCAGGAACGAAATATCAATCTCGCCGGATCTCGTTTGCCCATCCTGTATCCGGGTGAAAAGATCAACACGGTCTCTGCCTCGCGGCCCGCCGGGAATTTTCGGGATTTTGAATCTGCCGTGTTGCGGAACATTGCCAGTGGTGCGGGCCTGTCCCCGCAGCAGGTGAGTAATGACTGGTCAGACGTCAATTACTCATCGGCGCGGGGTGCAATGCTGGAGGCATGGAAAACCCTCAAGCGTCGGCGGGAGGATTTCGCAACAGGCTTTGCTGCACCAATCCGCCTTGCATGGCTGGAAGAGTGCATGGAGGTCGATAACCTCCCACTGCCCCGTAACGCTCCGGACTTTATCGATGCACGGCAGGCCTATGCCCGAGCCTCCTGGCTGGGTCCGGGGCGCGGCTGGATCGACCCCGTGGCGGAAAAACAGGGGGCTATCCTTGGTATGGATGCTGGCCTCTCAACACTCGAAGAGGAATGCGCCGAAAACGAGGGCGGCGACTGGATCGAAAAAATCGACCAGAGAGCCGAAGAAGTTAAGGCCTTTAAAGATCGCGGCCTCCCTATCCCGGATTGGGGCGGCTACCTGCCGCCCGAGCAGGCCCCCAGAAATCAGGATAAGTCATGACACCACGCAGCATGGCGCTCACGCGGCAACTGCTCAACCGGCCTCTGGCACTGTCATCCCACCATGCAGACATCCTCAGCAGCATGCTCCTCAAAGGTGGGGATGATGTCATGCTGTTCGGGCCGCCCAGCGACCTGGAACAGTTCATCGTCCGGCAAATGACCACACGGTTGATGACGTTGCAATCATCAAGATCAGTGGCGTCCTGTTCCCAGGTAGCAGTAATGGCTTTGGCTGGTGGTGGAGCGGCGCAACCTTTTATGACGATATCGGCACCGCGTTCGATCTCGCCATAAAGGATGAAGGTGTCAAAGCCATCGTCCTGCATATCGACAGTCCCGGTGGCACTGTTGCCGGCTGTTTCGACACGGCCGAGCATATCTATCAGTGCCGCTCTCAAAAACCGATCGTGGCGATTGTGGATGAGATGGCCTGCTCCGCTGGATACGCCCTGGCCAGCGCGGCAGAGACCATCACGCTCCCCCGCACTGGGGAGGTCGGCAGCATCGGCGTTGTCAGTATGCATGTCGATATCACTGGCGCGCTGGAACAGGATGGCATCAAGGTCACCACGTTCCAGTTCGGGGATAGGAAAACGGACGGTTACCCGACCACGCCCCTGTCTGATGAAGCAATCAAATCCCAGCAGGCTGACACCGATAGTCTGGGCGCGTTGTTTGTCTCCACTGTTGCCCGCAACCGAGGTCTCAAACCCGAGGCCATAACGGACATGCAGGCCGCAGTCTATCGCGGCCAGCTTGGCGTAGAGGCCGGGCTGGCAGATGCCGTGATGTCGCGCACAGATGCGTTCACGGACCTTCTTAAAAACCTCTGAAACTATCAAAAATCGGAGATTACCGAATGGCGAAGCGCACCGCTTCTACCAGCCTTTTGCGCATCTGGCCAAAGCCAACGCTGAGGATGACGACGACACCAAGAAAACTGCCGCCAAGGCCGAAGGCGAGCAGGGCGAAGACGACGAAGACGAAGGCGAGGAAAAAGACGCCAAGTCCAAACGCGCCAAAGCCAAGAAGGCCAAGGCCGAAAGCGACGGTGACGACGACGAAACCGACGGCGACACCGAGGACGCTGAAGACGAAAAGGACGATCAGGCCAAGGCGGCCCGGTCCCGCGAACGCGCCCGCTGCGCTGCAATTTTCGCTTCCCCCGCCGCTGCCCGCAACCTGCCCGCAGCCGCTCACCTGGCATTCAACACGGGCATGCCGCGCTCTCAGGCCGTAGGCCTTCTGGGTACTCTGGCCCCCACCGAAACAGCCCAGGCCGCTACCGGCACAACGGGGGCGAAAACCCTGCGCGACCGCATGCAGGCATCCCCGTTTGCTGGCGTCAAGCAGGAAGGCAGTGCAGCACATGCTGCGACCTCTGCGGGCGCCCGACTTGTCGCTGCACAGGCTATCCGTAAGGGAGGCAACTAATGTCAGGCTCTAATTCCTACGGGTTTTATCCGAGCGCCCGCACCACCGTGTTTGTGCCGGATCAGCTCATTGCTGGTAACCTCAAACTCGTTACTGCCACGGTTACGTTTGCCCAGGGGAACACGTTTGTGCGTGGGCAGGTTGTCGGGTGCGTGACCGCCACCGGGTCCTATGCTCCCTGCGTCAAAACAGCGACGGATGGTAGCCAGATCCCGTGCGGCATTGTGGTCGATACGGTTGATGCCTCGGCAGCAGCCCAGACTGGCGGCCTCTATCAGATGGGCGAGTTCAACTCCAACTACATGACGTATGACGCAAGCTGGACACTGGATGACCTGACACAGGCTCTCCGCCAGTGGAGCATTTTCGTCAAAACCGGGATCTCCAACGCCATCGTCTGATGGCGCTTTCCCCTTTTCAAGCCTTTCTGCAAGGATTTCTGAATGTCCGGAACCACCGGAGAAGGCGGCGTGAACGCCTCTCTCGTTGATATGCTGAGTGTCTATTCCACAGCTCAGTTGGTCTATTTTGTCCGCAATATGAAGCTGGCGCAGACCGATCTGCTGGATATGTTCTTCCCCAATATCGTTGAGTCTGACACGCCCGAAGTCGCCATTGATGTCGATAACGGCAAACGGCGTATGGCGCCGTTCTGCTCACCGCTGGTTGAAGGCAAACTGGTGGAAAGTCGTCAGTGGCAGGCCAACCTTTTCAAACCGGCTTATATCAAGGATTGGCGCAACCCGGATCTGCTCAAACCGGTTCGCCGAGCCATGGGGGAGCGTCTCATGGGGAATATGTCTCCGGCGGACCGCCTGGAGGCCAATCTCGCATGGGAAATTGCTGACCAGATCGACATGATTAACCGCCGTATGGAATGGATGGCGGCGAGCGCTCTGGTCAATGGTTCTGTCACCATTGTGGGTGAGGGATACCCCAATCCCATTGTCGTGGATTTCCAGCGTGATCCGGCCCTAAAAATCGCTCTGACGGGTTCTGCGCAGTGGGGTCAGGCCGGGATTTATCCCACTGATTATCTCACTGCATGGGCTCTTTATGTGCTCCAAAAATCTGGGGTGGCTCCGACAGATGTTATCTTTACGACAAGCCCCTTCAATGCGCTGAAAAGCGATGTGAAATTCCTCAATGCCGTAATCTGGGCAGGAGACAGGACGGGCGGATCTTCCGTTGATCTGGGCGGCCGCGCCAAGACCGGCAAGATTTACATGGGGCAGTGGGGGCAGTTTCACATCTGGCTCTATAATGACTGGTATGTTGACCCCGTAACGGAAAAAGAAGAACCGATGATCCCGGACGGGACTATCATCATGTCCGGACCGGGACTGGAAGGCACCCGTGCTTTCGGCCAGATACTTGATCCAGCCTTTGGTTATGGCCCGCTCGCCTATGCCCCCAAGATGTGGTACAAGGAAAACCCGGCGACCATCAATCTGCTGATGCAGTCTGCACCAATCGTGATTCCGTCGCGTGTCAATGCCTGCCTTAGCGCCACAGTCATGGAGGCTGGTGCCGATGCCCCGGCCCCTGGCATTTAAGGGAGCCGCATCATGAGTGATGAGACCCAGACCAAACAAGTGACAAAAACCACCAAAACGGTTTCCGTCATTACACTTCTGCCCGTCTATCCGGAGGCTGGGAAAGCTCCTTATCCTGTCGGGACAAAACTGAACGTTCCGCCCGAGCGTGCCAGTTTCTGGACCTCCCGTGGGATTGCCCGTCTGGAAAGCGCAGGAACCGGCGAGGTCAATCGGGTGGGCCCCTCTGCGGATAATTCGGTTGAGGCCGCTCCTCTGCCGGATGCCCCGCCGATGACTCCGGCTCCCAATCTGCCGGGAGCCTGACGCATGGGGCCGGTCGATTTTGATAAACTTGTCATCGGCCCCTGCAATGATGTGTTTGGTGAGGCAGTGCAGTATCAGTCTGCACTGCTGGGCAAAACCATCACGCTCAGCGGGATTTTTGATGACGGCTACAGGGCCATCTCCCCTCTGGGTGATCTGCCAGGTCAGAGCCCGACACACATCACCGGATCTGATGCCCGCATAGGCGTGCGCCTCTCCCTGTTCCCGGTTCCGCCCGCGCAGGGCGACTTGCTGACAATCCGGGGTCGGGTCTGGCGTATCCGGGAGGTCCAGCCAGATAGCCATGGCGGCGCACATATCGAGCTGAATGCAGCCGATGGAGAAAACGATGCTCTACCGTGTGGAATTACGGGAGGCCGCGGCCAAACTGCTGTCAGACGCAACTGACGCCGGTCCGAACGTCTTTTCCAGGCGCGCTCTGCCACTCTCGCAGGATGCGCTGCCAGCCATCTATCTGTCTGCCCCGTCTGATACTGCCCGCAGCACAGGGCGCAACGCGCCTGATTTTGTCCGGACCACGCAACTCAATGTGGACGCCATGGTCTCCGCAGGCACGCCCGAGGCTACGCAGGACGCGCTGGACGCCCTGACAGAGCAGATTGAACTGCTCATCATGCAGGATGTCGGATTTCAGAAGATGCTGTCGCAGGTGTCAGACATCACCACCCGACAGGAAGTCGATAGCGATAACTCTGCCTATATCGGCAAAGTCCGCGTGGCATTTTCTCTCGAATATTTCGAGGAATTTTCCCCCGGAGGCATGCCTGTCACAGGGCTTGATCTGCAAATGCAGACACAAGGGAACCGGGATTTTGCGGAAACACGGGATACGTTCCCAGCGCAAAACCTCCAGTAAAAAAGGATTTTTTATGCAGGTAAAACCAGCCGAGGGGCGCGCTGTGCGGTTCCCTGGCACGCTCCGTCTGCTGGATAAAGCCGGGGCAGACGTGCCTGAAACAGCATTCTGGCTCCGGGCACTCTCCCGCGGGGACGTAGAGCCCGTCACAAAAATCAGTCAGTCCACTATTGCCTCGGCACAGTCTGCATCCGGTGCTGAGCCGTCAACCGGAAAGGCCCTGGCATGAGCGGCTCCATTTCTGTTCCCGGTTACGCCGCCAGCAACCGGGTCCCCGGATTTTACTTTGCGCTGGATGGCTCAAAGGCCAATACGGCCAGTGTTGCGCGCCGTGTCCTGCTGGTCGGGCAGCAACTGAGTGGCAGCACTACAGCAACCGGGGTCGCCACACTGTCCGGGGGACAGTCTGATGCCATTGCCAAATATGGTGCAGGTTCCCAGCTGGCGCGTATGGTCACAGCATACCGGCAGATTGATACGTCCGGTGAGGTCTGGTGTCTGCCCTTGGCAGATCCGGCATCAGGCAAGCCTGCGACTGGCACCATCACCCTCTCTGGCACAGCCAAAGCATCCGGCACACTCCCTCTCTATGTAGAGGATCAGCTGGTGCAGGTCGGGGTTACGTCAGGCGATGCCGCAGCTACAGTTGCCGCCAATGCTGTTACGGCGCTGGCAGCCATTGCTGCTCTGCCCGTGACGGCCTCTGCCTCCGGCGCCACCCTCACGCTCACAGCCAAAAACGCGGGCGCGACCGGGAATGATATCGCGCTCGGTGTTGCGCTTTTGGGGCAGATGGGGGATCAGTCAGTCCCGGACGGCCTGACGGTCATCACGGCCAGTCTGAGTGGTGGCACCAGCACGCCGGATACGCTGGCCTCTGTCATGGCGGGGCTGGGTGACCGTGTGTATGACCTGTTTATCCACCCCTATACAGACACAGGCAGCCTGACAGCGTTTAAGGCGCTGTTTGACAATATGACGGGCCGCTGGTCGCCAATGGATCAGCTCTATGGTCACGGCATTGCCGCCATCCGCGGAACCTATGGGCAGGTAACAGCCGCGGGTCTGACGCTTAATGACCCGCACACCACCATCATGCCTATTTCTGACAGCCCGTCCTCGCCGCTTGTCTGGGCAGCGCAGATCGGGGCTTGGGTGGCCACGTCCATGCGCGACAATCCGGCACTCCCTGTTACAGGGCTTGCGCTGACAGTGCTGCCCCCGACGGATGCTGGGCGCTTTAGCCGGGATGAACAGAACAGCCTGCTGTATGATGGCCTTTCTACCCATACAGTGGATGACAGCGGCACGGTGCTGATCCAGCGCCTTATCACCACCTACCAGACCAATGCGTCCGGCCTTCCGGATGACAGTTATCTGGGAATTGAAACGCTGATGACGGCTGCGATCTGCCTGCCAGACATGCGTACCTATCTGGCAGCACAGGTCGGCGGATATATCCTGCTGGACGATGCCGCTAAAATTCCGGCTGGATCCAAAGCCACCACAGCAAAGCTGATCGGCAAACTTTGTGTGGCCCGATACCGGTATCAGGCCACACAGCTCTGGGTCCAGAATGAGGATGCTTTTGCGGCCAGCATTGTCTGCCAGAACGCTGGAAATGGCGTGGTTAAGCTGCTGATGCCCTATGATTTTGCAAATCAGCTCTGGGTCATCGCGGGCAATGCCCAGTTCGTGAAATCGTAAGGAGAGCCATAAATGGCAGCATATCGTGGCCCTCTTGCGGGTACAGCCACCATCACCGTCAATGGCGATGTCTGGAGCGTTGTGGGGGAGGCACAGTGGCAGGCCTCCGGTATGGTCAATGAAACCCTGAAAGGGCAGAGCGCGGTTGAAGGTTTTTCCGCAATGCCGGGGCAGGGCTTTATTCAGGCGACTTTGCGAGACCGACGAGATGCCAAAGTCTCCGACCTGCAAGGGGCAAGCGGCCTGACCGTCATCCTTGAACTGGCAAACGGGAAAGTCATTACAGCGGTCAATGCCTGGCAGACCGAAAATATCAACGTCAACACGCAGGAAGGCACGTTTGAGCTGCATGTTGAAAGCGATGTTGTCACTGAGGATACCGTCTGATGGATGACCTTGAGCAAGAGCTGTACGGCGACAGATGCCAGCAAGACGAAGATGATCAGGAAGGTGATTTTCACACCCCGGTCATCACGACAAAAGATGGACGTACGTGGGAGCAGCTATTGTGCCGGGAGCCATCAGTAGGAGAATGCCTGCTGGCCACGCGCACAATTGGCAAACGGCCAACGCTGGAAACAGTCTATGCATCGCAAATTGCTCTCCTGTGCCGTGTCACGGACTGGCCTCAGGCGGCGGCAGACCAGCTTCCGTCCCGCACGCTTGATGCAGCCGTCGCCTATATCTCCCATTTTGAGGAGGATGCGCGCCGGAAGCCGGATGAGGAACCTGACTGTCAGGAGACTTTTTACCTGACGCTTACGCCAGCCATCGCAGCGGTAAACCGGGAGTGGCAGGAAATGTCCTTGCGGGAACCTACCGTTGCTGAGCGCAGGCGTTTCAAGACGCAGGAACAGCGCGGAAGCATGGCGGATTTTCTGGAGGCGGAAATAACTCTGGTGACGGATGTCAGCGGATGGCAGAAGGCCGCGGTCCTTAAAATGCCAATCAGCACGTTTGCCAGAGCAGCGGATTATCTGACCGGTTTTTTTATCGCTGGCCAGAAAACTGGGAACGTCTCCCTGCCGATCTGAGCGCCTTCTGGCCTGGCTGGTCCCGTCAGGATGCGGAGACACTAACAGGCTCCGCCATGCTCTGGTGGGTTAAAGAATCAAACCGGATCGCGGAACAAAGGCGCAGGGAGGCCCAGCGTGGGCGCAGTCGCAACAACTAGCGCACAGATTACTATTGGCGTGCGGGCCCAGCAGGCCATGCGAGCCATAGATAATTTCAACAATAAAATGGCTGCCATCCAGGCACCCGTCCTGCGCGTCACCCGGTCTATGCGTCGCTTTTCTGACCTCACCGGTCTGACGCGCGTTCGTAATGCTATGGGCGCGCTGGGGCGTGGAACGCTTGATGCATTCCGCTCGGTCAGTCGTATTGTTCCTGTGCTGGGCTCCATAACCGGGGCGACAACACTTGCCGGTATTTATCGTCTGTCCACAGCATGGGCAGATTTTGGCACAAAAATGCGGACGACAGCGCGCTCCATGGGGATGCCTGTCAGCCGTCTGATGGCCCTGCAGAATGCCGCCCGGCTTTCCGGCGGCTCAGCAGACGCCATGACGGGCGCTATGGGGCAGCTTTCCCAGCTTAAATGGGAGATACCGCACGGTTTCGCCCCAGAGGCTGCTGCTCAGTTTCAGGCGCTCGGAATCAGCATGAAAGAGGTCGCCTCATCATCACCTGAAAAACTCTTTGGCCGTATCGCTGATAAATCCGGGGGATAAAAGACCCGGCAGCCCAGACCATTGCTGCCATGAAAATTTTTGGGCAAGCAGGGGAGGGGTTACTCCCGATCTTTCAGCAATCCGCCAGTGAGTTTCGCCAGAATATAGAGCTGGCGAGACGATACGGCGTGATGAATGAAAAAGGTGCTGAGGCTTCTGCTCGCCTGCAAAAAGCGCAAACGGAACTGGAACTTGCAGTTCGCGGGTTCGGTTTTAGTATCGCAGAAGCAGTTGAACCTGCCTTGACACCTGTCATTCATCAGATGGCAGAGTGGATCGCAGCCAACCGGAAATGGATAGCACAGGACATTGCAGGATATGTCCGGCAGGTAGTCAAGTGGCTGAAAGATGGCGGCTGGGACCAGATTAAAAATGGCGTTCTCGGTGTCATGCACAGCATTTCAGATGTTGTAGACTATCTTGGCGGGTGGCGGAAAGCAGCTCAAGATGCTGCTATAGGTATGGGGGCTCTCTGGGGCGTTTCTGTGCTGGCAAAAATTGCTCTTTTGACAGCAGCGTTGTCAGGGGTGGCCGGTGCTTTGACCGCAATCGGTGTAGCTGGTGGTGTCGCCGCAGCGGCAGCTATGACTTATGATGTCAGCAAAACAGGCTGGATAGGCGACTGGCTTTCAAAGCACACAGACCACTTTGGCAAGTCATACGAGGATCAGGAGGCAGATCATCGTGCGGCATCTATGCTACATCTGAAAAAATGGCGACAGGCCGAAAGATACAGGCGTTTTTTCAGAGGAATGGCTTCTCAGCGGATCAGGCGGCTGGTTTGGTCGCAAACTTTGATGCTGAAAGCGGGTTTGACCCAAATATTCAGGGCGACAAGGTCAACGGTCAATATACCGCTTACGGTATTGGGCAGTGGCATAAACCCCGCCAGGATGATTTCCGCCGCATTATGGGGCGGGATATCCGTGGTTCATCTCTTGAGGACCAGCTAAAGTTTTCAGCATGGGAACTGTCCCATACAGAAAAAGATGCTGGCACAGCCATTCATGGAGCGTCTTCTGCGCAGGCCGCGGCGGCACTTGCCTCATTTGATTATTTCCGGCCCGGTGAAAATCAGGCTACGCAGCTTGAGGAAATGAGAAAGCGTGGGTCTCGGGGCCGAGAATGGGGGCAGTACTTATCAGCTCCCGCCGCCAGCGTTCCGGCAGCGGCTGGCGCGGGGTCTGACCCATATCAGGCAATGCTGCTGGATCTCCACGTTACGACAACGGGACCTCATGGAGTGACAGCAAAGGCCAGCAGCAAAAGCAGCGGCCTTAAGGTGCGTTCTGTAACCCAGCAGAGAGCCATGGACCCGGAAAGCACAGCCGTAGGACAATAAAGAATGCAACTTGGCAGCCTCTCAACACTGGCGGGGGAATTCCTGCAGGGGTCGTATCGTGGCGTGCCGTTTGTTGTTATGGGCAACGGCGGGCAGGCCGGTCGCAAGCAGGCCGTCCATGATTATCCTTATCGGGATACGCCATGGGTGGAAGATCTGGGGCGTAAGGGGCGGCTCTATCGCATCACCGGGTTTCTGTGCGGCGCAACATGCTATGTACAGAGAGACCTACTTGCGGATGCTGCTGAGTCCAAAGGGCCCGGCCTGCTTGTGCATCCCACAATTGGCATTATCCGTGCAGCCCTCATGTCGTTCGAGTGGCGGGAGCGGGATGGCGTCACGGGCGTTATTGATATCCAGCTTGAGCTGCTGGAGCAGCGCAATCTGCTCACATCCCTTGTTAAAACCGCTCTGGATGCTGCGGTGGCAGCATCAGCCATTGCCATGCAGGTTGCTGCAACCTCTGATTTTTCGGGTAAGGCTGTCTCTGCCTGGTCTGTGGGCGCACCATCTATTACCGCAGGCAAAGCCGCATCTGCGACATGGGCCGCATCGGCCGCATCAGCTATCCGCTCTCCTGCTGTTATGGGGGCGTCTATCGCAACGCTGCCGGGCAATAATGGCCGGTATACCGCGGGCAATAACGGGGTAACGGTTCCAACGGCAACAGTTGAGTCTGTCTGGTCCGCTCTGAGCGCTGAAACAGCGTCACTTGATAGCCTGATAGAGAGTCTGCAAACCACCACCACACCGGCAGATCTGGCGACTGTCATCCTCACGATCCCGGAGAGCCTGCGCGAAGCTGTCTCTGATCCCGGCACTCAGCTATCAGTCCTGTTGCCACTCACGGTTTACAGCCCGGATAGCAGCCAGACCACAGCCCCCATCGGGGCTGCCATATCAACACTGATCAGCGCGGTATCCGCCTTGTGCCGCCGCGCAGCTCTGGCGTCCATCGCGCAGGCCTGCGCAGACTGGCAACCTACCTCATCGCAGGAGGCTGAGGCCTTGCGCCTGCAGGTGGCTGAACTGCTGGATGCTGAGGCACTGACAGCAGCAGACGCAGGAGATGATGCCACATGGCAGGCCCTGCGGGCATTGCGGGTGCAGGTGACACAGGATCTTTCAGAGCGGGCCAGCCGCCTGCCGGATCAGATTACCATTACTCGCAATGCCTGCCTGCCAGCGCTTGTACTCGGTCAGCAGGTCTATGCGGACGCAACACGCGCACCGGATCTGATCATGCGGGCAGACCCGGTGCATCCTGCATTTATGCCCACCAGCTTTGAGGCTCTGTCTGCATGAGTATTGCATCTGATATCTCAGATTTTATGGGCTGGAATGGGGAAGATCAGGACGAAGTCTCTGTATATGTTGCGGGTATGACCATCAGCGGCTGGCAGAATGTGTCCATCCGGATGGGGCTGGAGGTTATGCCATCCACAGCCCGGATCGCATTTACCGAATATCAGCCGGACGGAGGCTACACGCTCAGCGTAGATCCTGGCATGCGCTGCAAGGTCCTCATCGGCAAAGATCTTGTCATCACGGGTTACGTCAGCGTGGTGGAGACGGATACAGACAGCAACGGAAATCTGATGGAGATGGAAATTGATTCTCTCTCCATTGATCTGGTCGAGTGTTCTGCCGAATTTGCAACGTACCAGATGTCCAGCACCAACGCTCTGGCCATCTGCCAGCAGGTCAGCCGCCCGCGGGGTGTTACGGTCACCAGCACGCAAGGGGCAGGCAATACAGACATCCAGCAGTTTTCTGTCATTCTTTCAGAAACTGCTTATGAGGTGATGGAGCGTGTCTGTCGTCTGGCTGGCTGCATTTTTTATGATCAGCCAGATGGAACTGTCCTGCTTTCGCCAGTAGGCGCAACGCAGGCCTCAGGGAGCCTGGAAGAAGGAAAAAACATAGAGCATATTTCCACCCGTCGCTCTTTGCGCGGGCGATTTTCAGAAGTCCGTGCCATCATCCAGAACCCTGTTGTTCTGTTCACCCCGCCAGATAGTGATGATTACGTCTCACAGATGCAGGCCGTATCAGACCCGGTCAATGCTGTAGCGACAGACCCGGTGTGACCAGATCCCGCCCTCTGCTGATTCCTGTTGAATTGGGAGATGCAGACTACGCCGTCGCAAAACAGCGTGTGCAGTGGGAGGTTGCCCGTCGGTATGGCCGCTCTCAGGTGATTGATGTCGTTTGTGATAGCTGGCGCGATGGAAGCGGAAAGCTCTGGACACCCAACACTCTGGTGCGCATCAAGCGCAAGTCGTGGCAGATTGGCCAGATATGGCTGATAGCTGAGGTTGAGTTTGTGCGTGGCGAAGATGGCAGCCGCGCTCAAATAACCCTGATGCCGCCAGAGGCCTTTAAGCCTGAGCCTCTCCTGCTGCCGATGCAGTCGAATGAGGCAGTTGCCGCAGCCAGTAGCAGTATAGGTGATGCCGGGGCGGATAAAACTCCCGTCGCGCAGGAGGATATCTGAATGGTCAATCTGGTGCAGCGCACCGCGCGCCGGGTTGCCATGGCTTTGGGGATAGGCCGCCAGACAGCGGACACAAACGAGCAGCCATCAACCCCACTGTGCAGGTAGCGCTTGCGGCGGGGGAAATGCGGAGCGACGTGCCTTTTGTGCAGGATTACGGTTTTGCCAGCCGGCCAGTGCCGGGGTCAGATCTCGTTATCCTGTTTCAGGCCGGAGACCGGGCCCGCGGCGTGGCTGTCGCCAGCGGAGACCAGCGCAACAGGCCCAAAGATCTGAAGCCAGGAGAAGTCTGCGTATTCCATCCGCCAAGCGGCTCGCAGATCAGAATGCAAGAAGACGGCACCATCTTGATAAAACCCTCAGCAGGGAAAGGCGCGTGATGGTGACCTCGATGTCAGCGGTACGGTTTCCGCTCAGGAATGCAAGGCGGGTAACATCGCCTTATCCACGCATCGCCATAGCGGTGTGCAGCGCGGTAGTGGATACAGTGACCAACCATCCTCCTGATGCTCAAAGGGAAGAAAAATCCTGATGGATATCGCAATTATCTGGAATAATGAGCAGGCTCTAGGAGACTGGTCTGTCCAGAATGGTGATCTTGCTCTGGATAATCCCCTGCGCACAGCCATCATGGTCAGCCTGTTTAGTGACCGGGTCGCCCCCGAGACCCTGAGTAGTCTGGATCAGGCTGTCGGCATGGCCGCAGCACCAGATGCCGCCGGGTCAAACCATAATGACCGGCGCGGATGGTGGGGGGATGCCTTTGCTCAGGAACCCATAGGGTCACGCCTCTGGCAGCTACAGCGGGCCATCAAAGCTGGCCAGACAAGCACACTGCGGGAGGCTGAGGCCATATGCACTGAGGCGCTCCAATGGCTGATGGATGATGGCGTGGCTGCTGCCGTTTCCGTTACTGCCACGTGGGCCAGTACCAAAACGCCGACACTGCGGTTCTCTGTCACGATGACAGAGCCCGGCAGTAATGCCGCGCAACAGTTTTACTATTCATGGGCCTGGGAGGGCCTGACCTGATGCCCTACGCGCGACCAACACTGACGCAGTTGCGGCAGCAGGCTCAGCAGGATGTGCTGGATGGCGGTATTCCCGGCGTGTCCTCCATGCTGCGGTTTTCTGTCCTCTATGTCCTCTCCATGACGCTCGCGGGGCTCGCATGGCTGCATTATGGGTATCTGGACTGGATCGCCAAGCAGGCCGTGCCATGGACGGCAACAGGTGAGTGGCTGGCTGCATGGGGGGCGCTCAAGGGTGTCATCCGCAAGGCGCCCACCGCGGCATCGTCTTCAGCCATTACATTTACGGCAACCGGTAGTAACATTGTCCCGGCCGGAACCAGCATTATCCTGACGGGTGGCCTGACAGCAACCACAACGGCCGACAGTGTCACAGCCAATGGGCAGACGGTTGCTCCTGCCACATGTACCACCACAGGCTCAGCGGGCAATGTGCCGGCAGGGGCTACGGTGACACTCTCAAGCCCCGTCCCCGGTATCCAGACAATGGGCACTGTGTCCGCCCCCTTTACCGGGGGTGCCGATATAGAGACTGAGGATGACTTTCGCACCCGCGTCCTGGGAGCGTATCAGGACAGTGAGCGTATCGGCACGGAGGCTGATTACAAACAGTGGGCTTTGGCCGTCTCTGGCGTTACCCGTGCATGGGTAGTACGGAATGGGTTTGGCACAGGCAGCGTCGTGGTCTACGTCATGCTGGATGCCGCAAACGCTGCGCAGGGCGGCCTGCCACAGGGCAGCAACGGCTGCGCAACACAAGAGTGGCGCTATACCACGGCCACGGGAGACCAGCTCAGAGTTGCCAATGCATTGTGGGATGAGCAGCCTGCCACTCCTCTGGTCCTCATCATGTCTCCTGCTTTGCAGCCAACAGATTTTGTCATTTCAGATCTTGGGTCCAATAATACGGCGGATAACAAAAATCTGATAACTGCCGCTTTGCAGGACATGTTTGAGCGTGTGTCTGGACCGGGGGTGACGATCTCCCCCAATCAGTGGCAGGAGGCCATCGCAGCTATTGGTCTGAGCGCTACAATATCGCCTCTCCATCAGCGCCTATAGTGGCAAACAGCATTTCTTCTATGCCGTCTCTCGGAATGCTGACGCTGGAGACATAAATATGCCTGCGCCTAATTTCTCTTTTTCTGATTTTGGTCAGGCGTTTCTCAGGCTTTTGCCGACTGGCCCCATCTGGTCGCGGGACATTGATGGAATTCCGGCACATCTGGCTAATATCTGGGGCAAGACCTTTGCGCGTAATAGTGACCGCGCAGCAAATTTGCTCAAAGATGCCTTCCCGGCAACCACGGATGAACTGCTGCCAGAATGGCAAAAAACCCTTGCATTGCCGGACCCTGTAGCATCTTCAGCGCAAACGCTGGAGCAGCAACAATCTCAGGTTGTCGCCAGATTGACCGGAACAGAGGGGTGCTCGGTTTCATATCTTACACAATATGCAAAAACTCTTGGATATAACGTTACTATTACGCCTTATAGTGCATTTTATTTCGGTATGGATTTCGGATCAGAGTTTGGCGGTGAGGGGTGGAATTTTGATTACCTGGTAACAGTCGATGATGCTGCCGAAAATGATCATACAGTCCTGGAATATGAACTGCGGCGGCTTTCTCAGGCAGGAACAAATGTATTTTTTACTTATACAGGGTGACAAATGGACTTCCTGATTGCCCCCAACACTGTAACGGCTGCGGATGCAGATACAGCGCCGGAGACAGGCACGCCCGGCTATGCAACAGATGGAGACCCATCTAAGGGAACTCCCAGAACGCCATTCCCAGCCTATGCGTGGAATGCCATGCAGACGGAAGTTGCGACCGTTATTACGCAGGCCGGCATTACGCTTGACCGTAATGATAATACCCTGCTCAACAAAGCGATTGATAAGAAAATTGCTGCAGGCGCGTCAGAAGCGGCTGTTGGGTTCACGCCGGTGGAACAGGGCGGCGTTACTGGCCTGACATCTGACAAAATCAATATTGGTAACAGCACCAACGGGCTGGCTGCCTATATCGCAGGCACCTATTACGGTGTGCTGGCTACTCAGGCATGGGCGAATAGCAAGTTTGTTGCAAACAACGGCGGCACGAACGGCGGGATTGTCAGTGCGACAATAGATGGTGGCACAAAAACACCGTCCTTTCTGGATGGATCCGGGACATGGACTCAGGTTGCATCCTATTCGGGATTGCAGGCGGAAATCTCCCGCGCCACGACTGTTGAGAGCAATCTGCAAACCAGTATTGGTCAAAAGGTCGATAAGTCTGGCGATACGATGACGGGACCGCTGACCGTCAAAAGTTTTAGCGGCATTACGGCATCTGGCACGCCAAGTAGTGCCAATACTGGTGATTATATCAACTACCCGGCTTTTATATCCTCATCTGAGGGGCGCGGCGGCACGGCCTGGGTGCAATTGCAGGAGCATGTCGGCACCAATTTTACGCTTCTTATGGGCGTCGCATCCGGGGGTAATTCCAGATATTTTGGTATCCCGCAGTGCAAGGGCAAATGACTCTGCTTATGGAGACGTGGCCTACACGTCCGACCTTTCCAGCTACGTGCCATCGTCCACCTATGCTTCAGATTTTTCCACATCTGATAGTCAGGTGATCAATCTGCCGTACGGGAGCAAGATCCAGCGTTTTGTTGTATCTGTGCCGACAAACGGCACGAATTCACACAGGATCACTTACCCTGAGGCGTTTTCCGGGGCAGCAGTGCCGGTATTCAATGGCAATGATAACAGCCAGAGCCGGTCTTTCTCGCTTTCCAACAATACGACGCCGGACGCCACGGGTTTTGACATTGCTGTCTCCGTGCACGGCAATTCAACCGCTGGCAGCACTGATGCTGCGACACTTACCGTTATTGCGATCGGACCAAGATAATGACGACAGCACCTCTCACTGGTGCAGCGGTGATTGCTGCTGCATGGCCTGCGCGATATTACGCTGCTTACGATACGACAGCGGCAGGCCTTACGAAGGTAACAGCGCTGTATGACGTCCAGTCTGTGCAGACTGTGGTGCAAAATCTCCCTGCAGCGGCAACGATGATCGCGCTTACTGAAGACCAGTGGGCACTGACGCAGGGGGCTCAGGCCATCTGGGTGCAGGGTGGCGCTCTGCTCTATCCGGCCCGGTATTATGCTGCCTATGACACAACGGCGGCGCAGCCCACAAGCGTGACGGGATGGTATGACACATGGACACTGTCCAGCGTTACCAGCGTTCCGGCCGCCACTGCGCTGATTGCTGTTTCCAGTCAGGACTGGGCGGATACAAAAGCCTTCCGTCTGCCGACCGGACGGGGGGTGCAGGATGGCAAGATTATTGATTATACGCCGCCCGCACCCCCCGTGCCACTTGCTACACAGGCAACAAACGCGCTTACAGCAGCGGCCTCTGCGACCTGGGCAAATTATGGATCCATGGGTGTTGCAGTGCCGCAGGCGTGGATTACCTACCAGACCGCGCTGAAGGCCATTGCGGACGGGACAGACACGGCCAGCACCACGCTGCCTGCGGCCCCGGCATGATTTCTCCCATCCTATCCCCCGGGTGGGAGCCTGCTGCTGCGCGTATGCTCTCTATACCTGCTCCACAGAGGTTGCGGGGGTTGGGGCCAACACCTTCCCCTCAGCTCACACTGCAGCCTAAATCCAGTGCAGATAATCTGGATTATGGACTGTGCCCCCAGCAATGGCTTGCTGGCACAACGGATTATGTCGCCCATGTTGCTGCATCTGTCTTAACTGCCACAGGAGATCAGGCAGATCTGACTATCTCATGGGTGTCACTGGTATCTGGCACGCCTGTTTTATTTCTAGGTGGCGGCCAGCCGGGGACCGTGCAGACGCTACATGTCAGCCTCACCACTCAGCAGGGTCGGGTATGGAGTGCTCCGGTATCGCTGGCCATCACAAACACCCTTGCTGCATCAGGTCCGTTGGCCGCGCCCACCCTCCCGGACGGCACCCCGGTCCCCCCTAACGCCATCAGGCTGCCGGACGGATCAATCCTGACAGACAATAGCGGCCAACCCTACCTCTACGCATAACTGGAGACCCCATGAGCGGGACTAATGCAACGGACACCACAGCCAGTGGTGCGCCGCTCTCGTCGTTGCCTGCTGCTGACGCAGTAGCGCAGACGGACGGTATTTTTGGCGTGTTTGCGAACGAGGCTAAACTCGCCTCCCCGGCGGCCATTGTCGACGCGGGTATGCCTGATGACGTCGTGCGGACGGACGATCTGGATAATGCTCTATCGTCTTCCGCGCTCGGGCAGTATGTCGCTCAGGCGGCCCAGCATGCAGACGCTGCGGGATCTGACGCAGATCGGTCACAGACTGCGGCGGGCGCATCGGCGGCCAGCGCTGGACAG